ACATAATAGTATATTATTCAAATCTCTAGCATTTAGTTCCACACTAATATCAGTATATCCTATTTTATCACTATTTTCTGTAGTAATTTGAACATCACCATCACCAAGCGGTCTCGGAGCACCTCCTTCTTGTCCCAATAACATTGATTCAGAATTATTCATTAATTTTTTATTACTGTATTTATGATGTTGTTGTTTGCGTTGTTCATGATTTAGTTTTCTTCTTCGTTTTGGAGTTATTATCATTACCAATATTTATATAATATTTATATAATATTTATATAATATATTTAAATAATGTATCACAATTATTTATAAATTTATATTATCTTGCTTTTATCTTAATATTGAAAAAAAAGTAAGATAAAATATATTTTAATATCATAGTATATTAATAGTAATCTACGTATATTAAATAGTAATGCCAACATCAACCTCAACATCAACCCCAACCCCAACATCAACAAGCTGTAATACAGCGCCTATAAATATAGATATGACTACGAGCGCATCTAGTTGCGATATATTGTGTTCTTATAAATATGACTATAATGATAGTAAATGTGTAGTATCGATTAATAGCGAAGGATATTTAGAAATTAACTATGATTTAAAAAGGGACGGAACAGAAGCCCAATCATCTCTAAATAAGGATAATTATAATATAGCAGATATAAGAATATATCAACCATCTATACATACATACGACGGTAAACAAGCCGATATAGAGTTAATAATACACCACGTAGGCCCAAGTTCAGGTCAAACAAGACCTAAAGAATTATATGTATCTATACCATTTATAGCATCAGATTCGCCATTAGTATCATCAAATAATGGCGGTATAATATTAGAAAATATAATTTTACAGTATGCTAAACAAACTCCATCCCCTGGTGATAATATACATCATTTAAATATTAACAATTTTAATATGAATAATTTTATTCCTAATGCTAATTACTATTATTATACAGGAACACCATATGACACAAATGATTGTAGTATTACAGGGATAAACTATATAGTATTTGATACAATACGTGGTGGGCAAACAATAGGTTCCGCTGCTTTAGCCAAGTTGAAGACGTTAGTTCCATCAAATGGGCCAATATATTCAATTGCTAAAAACACCGCATATTTAAGTTCTAATATTCCTAACTATAGTGGCGGAACAACTGGTGATGATAAAATATATATAGATTGTCAGCCTACAGGCGAAGATGGAAAGTCCCTATATAAATTAAAAGGAGTAAACGAACTTAATAATCAAGCTGAAATCAATAATGGCCTAAAAACAGTATTAAAATTATTTAGTTCTCCGTCGGTTCAATTTATAGTTGCTGTTTTTTTGGGTATTGTAGTTATAAAATTCGGTAAAAAAGTTTTTTCTAGATAACTATTATTTGTATTGTATAATATAATTGACAAAAATAATACAAATAATATAAAATAATATTTACTGTATTGTGATATTGAGTGTAAAATATTAAACACCTGAAGCATTATGCAAGTTATCCATAACGGGGAGGAACGATTTAGGCGCCATATTGGGACCTGGCTGTAACGGTGCCATTTGCTGAACAACTTCTTCTTCCAATGTTACCGGAAATTGGTTAAAGGCGGATAAATTTTGCGACTTTACATTTTCTGTTGGGAGAAATTTAGTCATAGCTAGTGAACCTGTAGAAATACTAGAGCGTTTAAACAAAAGATAAACGGCAAATATACCAATTACAGTGATAATAGGATTAATATTAATGGCCAATATTGCAAAAAGTGCTATAATTATTACATACCCCAATGTAGAATCTATCATTGAAGCGAAGGGTTGGGGCGTTTGTACATTAAAAACAATATAAACGACAAAAATAATAAGTAACAAGAATTGACCACTCATTAAATTATTTGTATTCTGAGTTTTTTTAAACATTTCCGTATATCATAATATTATATTTTTTTATTTTTTATTTTTTATTTTACTTTTTACTTTTTACTTTTACGTATGATGTTATTTTATAAATGAATTAAAGAATATCCAAAATTGAAAATACCTAAATAAAAAAATAGATATATAAACTACTTCAAAATAAAGAGAAATAATATCTATAGTATTGTAGAACAAAAGATGAAAGACCTAGCAACACGCAATTCGTCGTCAAATAAAGAAGACTATTCTACCTATATCGGGGATAAAGGGTACTCAATATTTAAAGAATGTTTATCTGTCGAAGAGCAGCATTATATAAGAAGCGAGCTAACAATGAAGCCATTTATTCCTAAATCTCCGATACAGCCTACACCATTTACGATATATCTGGAATCACCGCTTAAATTATATATTCCGCGATATTTCGGGATTGAGACGTATGGACCACCAGAACGTATTCTAATAGAACCGGGTAATACTATATCACTTGTATTTGCAGGCGAGCTTAGGCCGTATCAAGACGCGATAGTGGACAAGTATATAAAACACGTAGGGGCATCGGGAGGTGGATTGCTAGACGTTGACCCAGGCAAAGGCAAGACGGTGATGGCGCTAAATATAGCGGCGAAGCTAAAAAAGTGTACATTGGTGATTGTGCACAAATCATTTCTGCTAAATCAGTGGATAGAACGGATTGAGCAGTTTCTGCCGGGCGCACGCGTGGGGAGAATACAGGGGCAGATATTAGATATAGAGGATAAGGATATAGTAATCGGTATGTTACAATCGTTGTCAATGAAAGAGTATCCGAAGAATACGTTCAACAAATTCGGGTTGGCGATTTATGACGAATGTTTTCCGCGAAATACATTCGTTCATACATCTCACGGACCTATGGAAATCGGGACACTATATGATATGTGGATTGCCGGTGGTATAGCACGCGGTATATCGAGTAAGTATGTGAGAATAGAGAAAGATGTTGAGAAATTGGTAGAAGTATTGCCTAAAATTCTGAGCTTCAATCAAACCACCTCGCGATTGGAATGGGGGCAAATGACACACGCGTGGAAAAGGCATAAGAAGGAGCTTGTTAAAGTATATTTAATGTGCGGTTCATTTATTTGTACACCAGAACATAAGATATTGACTACGAAAGGGTATAAGTGTGCCGATGGTCTAATAATCGGTGATTATATTGAATGTATGTATAACGCTACCGACGATGTTCAAGTCGATATTAGTAGTTTTGAACTATATAAGCCATTATCACCAAAAGGTATGTTAACTTCAACTGCGTTTCTATACTGGGAGAAATATACACCAATTGAAAGTACAGAAAATGCGCAGATTTTCGGAAAATCAGAGGAGGGGTATGATGTTTTCGATATCGAGGTGAAAGACAACCATAATTTCGTATTAAAAATGGCGGACGGAATGCGTCTTCATCCGATAGTAAGCAATTGTCATCATATGGGAGCGGAGGTGTTTTCGCGTTGTATGATGAAAGTGAATACGACATATACACTGGGATTATCTGGGACGATGGAGCGCAAAGACGGGCTTACGAAAGTGTTCGAGATGTTTATCGGTCCCGTTGTGCATAAAGAGAAGACGGAGTCGGAGCATAGCGTTGTCGTGAAGGGTGTAGTATATAATGTAGACGACGATGATTTCAATGAGACGCAGTATGACTATAAGGGAAATCCGAAATTCAGTACAATGATATCCAAATTGTGTAGTTATAATCATAGGAGTGAATTTATATTGCGACTACTGACTGCAGAATTGGAGTTGAATCCTGAGCAACATATTATGATATTGGCGCACAATAAATCGCTGATTACATATTTGCACGATGCGATTGTGCATAGGAAGATAGCGGATGGGTCGGTGGGGTATTATATTGGGGGAATGAAAGAGGCGGCGCTAAAGCAGAGTGAGAGTAAGAAGGTGATTATCGCGACGTATGCTATGGCGTCGGAGGGACTCGATATAAAGACGCTTACAAGTTTAATATTGGCATCACCCAAGACGGACGTGTGTCAATCTGTGGGGCGTATTTTGCGACAGAAGCATAGTTCTCCGTTGGTGATTGATATTATAGATGCGCATGACATATTTATGAGCCAGTGGTATAAGAGGCGCAAATATTATAAGTCGCAGAATTATAAGGTGTTGGTTTGCGATAATGAAGAATATGAAGCAGGGCATAATAAAGATTTGTCCAAATGGAAAGTATCGTGGGAGCCGAAGAAGGCGGGTGTATCGAAAAAGATACACTCATCTGTGGTGGCTGCATCAAAGCCAAAAGTCGCTGAAAAAAGTATTGCTGAACGATTGAATATAAATATAAAACTTACTGCGAAAGTGAGAGAATACAAGTCCGATGATGAGGATCACGAGGGCGACAATAATCAATGCAATGAACGTAACAATGATACCGAAGATGAAGAAGAAGTCGTACACGAACGGCGACGAAATGAGTCGCGTGGAAAGGCAGGACTTGCGGGGAAAGGATGTTTAATAGATATGAGTATGTTTAGTCAATAATAGGATACAACATACAGAATCAGCATATAGCTGCGGAATAATAATAAAGTAATATTTTTATTACCTTATTATTTATGTTATTTTATGTTATTTACACAAAGAAGTAATAATTCGTGTTTTGAATTATTTACCACCGACGCAGTTACTGTATGGTATAAAAGGAGGTGGGTTTGCTAAAGCGCTAAGTTTAGGAAGCAAAGGAAAGCCGGGAAATCTTTGCCCGAGAGTGAAAGCCTGATTTGTTAAATACTGGGCATATCCACCGCGCTGGCCTCGGCGTTTCGTGTGTCCGCGTCCGCGTTTGCGTTTACCGGATTTTCTATGCTTGAGGCGATGACGAATACTGCGCTTGCGAGCATACTTTTTCGACGCACGACTGCGTCTATGCCTTCTACTTCTACCACCTCCGGACATTCCTTTACCACCTGATACGTATTGATGTAAACCTTTACCATTTAATGAGTCTGCACTACCTGAGGCTCCAAACTGTATATTTCCTCTACCATTTACAGCAGCGACTTGGTTATTAGAACTTCCTCCCATATAATGTTGATTCAAGGGGTTTATTTTAGTGATATGTGCATTAAAATTCGGAGACATTATATGTAATAATATATATTTACAAAATATAATATATTTACAGAATATAATATTTTTAATTTAATACTTTTCGCATACCTAAAACACATTTTACCAATATTATACAACATTTACAGGAACCCATTTACGAAATTTATGATTAAAAATACAACGCATTTTTAATGTTTTATTTAAATCTACGAATTTATCAATTTGGATATTTTCGAATTCTTCTTCATCATCGCTTTCTTCTAAAGAATCCAAATTTATATTTTCTTTAATATTTCTAAATAATTTGTTCATTATTACACTTGTCTTATAA